AATTATGTCAATCTCTGGCACTTCTGCTTCTACTGTTTGTGTCGTTCAAAACGACCAAGGTACAAGCACAAGCTGTTGATATTGGAGATATTTCTGAGCTAAACGGTTCAGCCCAAATAGTAAGAGACAAACCTTACGATGCAAATTTAAAGTTTGCTATACAAAGTAATGATGAAGCCATAACTACTAATGGCAGAATGGCTATAACATTTCTTGATGATTCAATTGTAAAACTTACAGAACACTCACAATTATTAATAGATGAATACATTTACGATCCTGATCCAAGCAAATCTAAAATGGCTATTACCTTTGGTCTTGGTACAGCCAGGTTTATTACTGGCAATTTAAACCGTATAGATAAACAAAATATTACGCTTAAAACTCCTACAGCCAATATAGCAATAAGAGGTACAGACTTTACAGCTACAGTAGATGAGTTAGGCCGCAGTCTTATAATACTATTACCAGACGCTTTAGGCTTATCTAGTGGCGAGATACTGGTAACTACAGCTATGGGTACTGTTACTCTTAATAAACCATATCAAGCTACAACTGTTAGCGTTTTTGAGTCATCTCCAAGCAAACCTGTAATCCTTGATCTTAGCCTAGATATTATTGATAACATGTTAATTGTTACGCCTCCTAAAGAAGAAAAGATATCTTATGAAGAAGATGTATCTGCTAAACAAGAAAGTATATTAGATTTTAATGAGCTTGATATTGATTACTTAGATGTTGATTATTTAGGTGAAGATGACTTAGAGTTTACAGAACTTGATATTAACTTTTTAGATGTAAATTATTTGGAAGATTTGCTTAATGTATTAGATGCATTAGCAATAGCCGAAGAAGAAGATGCCCTTGCTCAAGCAACTAGCACCCAAGTTAGTGGTACTTTACTAGGCAAGGATCCTGATACTCAAATAACCACAATCATTACAGGTAATGTTATTAGTTTACGAAGACAGATAAACGAGTCTGTGCAATTAGACTTAGATGGTAGTACATCTTATACTGTTATCTTTATACAAGATGGCATATCAAATGTTATCAAGGTAAATGGAGGGAGTGACAGCGTTATTACTATTACTCAAAGTGATTAATGAAGAGACTATTATTACCTATACTTATATTACTATCACTACCTTTAATATTTCAAAGCACCCCTACAGAAATACTTAAGTTAAAAATATTTGATACATTTGTAACAACGCCAGAACCTTCTGGTAATTTTGTAATTCTTAATATAACCGAAGAAGATGTCGCTAACGAAGGGGGATGGCCCTTGCCAAGAAGAACCTTAGCTCAGATGCAAGTTGATCTTATTAATCAAGGAGCTATTGGAGTTGGTTGGGTTATATCTTTTCCTCAAGCTGATCGTATGGGTGGTGATGAAACCTTTGCTACGACGCTTGAATATATACCATCTGTACTGGCTATGTTTGAAACTCCTAACGGTAAGTATCCAAAAACTACTGGAACAGTTATTAAGGGAGACAATCCTGGAGGAATGTTAAGTCAAGGCGTAGTACAAAATATTAAAATTTTGCAAGACAAGTCATCGCAAGGAATTGCAACTGCACCTACCGATATAGATAACTTAGTTAGAAGAATACCATTATTATTAAAAACACCAGATGGGTATGTTCCTGCTTTTGGTACAGAAGTATTGAAAGCACTAACAGGAGCAAGAACTTACATTATCACTACAAATGATAATGGCATCCAAGAGATATCAGTCAGAGGAATACCACCAGTAAAAACAGATAGTCTTGGTCGTAAATGGATTAGTTGGGTAGATACACCGCAGACTAATCTTAAGGAAATGAATGTTGCAGGGAAATTTGTTTTTGTTGGCGTAACTGCTAATGGAATTATGCCTCAAGTTGCAACTCCGTCTGGATTATTAGAACCACATAAAATTCAAGCAGCATTATCTGAGTCAATTTTAATAGAAAACTCTCCAATAATTCCAGATTTTGCTTTAGCTTTGGAAATTTTAATTTTTGGAATTTTTGTCACTCTGACGTGGCTTGCAATCAATTATCTTGGTATAACTAAGGGCGTAAGTATAGCTGTAATTTTACTGTTAACTACGGCCTTCTCAGGCGTTTTTAGCATTCAAAAAGGGTATTTAATAGATTTTTCTTGGACTTTTGTATCTCAGTTTATAACTGCAGCTATTGCCTTCTATATAAACTTTAGAAAACAGTTTAAATTGCGTCAACAAATTAAAAAACAGTTTGAACATTACCTTGACCCAAGACAAGTAAAACAATTACAAAAAAATCCCGAACTTTTAAAACTTGGTGGAGAAAAAAGAATCTGTACTTTTTTATTTACAGATGTCAGGGGATTTACAAATTTATCTGAAAAACTAAAACCAGAAGAAGTAACTGAAATTATGAACAAAGTTCTTACCGTACAAGTAGAATGTATCCAAGCACATGGAGGTATGGTTGATAAATTTATAGGCGACGCATGTATGGCCATCTTTAACGCTCCTCTAGATTTAGATGAACATGAAAAACGTGCTGTCGCTTGCGCTAGAGATATGAGAACAGCAATTCGCATGTTGCAAAAAGAATTACCCGAACCAATTGCAATAGGAATAGGCGTTAATACAGGTGAAGCAATAATTGGTAATATGGGAAGTAATACTAGATTTGATTACTCTGCAATAGGAGATGCTGTTAATACAGCTGCAAGATTAGAGTCCGCAACTAAAGAAGCAGGGGTTGATTTATTGATTGGAGAGTCTACACGCACAAAAGTACTAGAAGCTACGTTTTGTAAAAAAATGTATGTTAAGGGTAAAAAAGACGCACTCAAAGTGTATACTATTTAAGATGAGCAAAGTGTTGATAGGAATTATAGTAGTAATGAGCTTGGCGACTTACTTATTGTGGAATGAGAATTCTAAACTTTCTGCTCTTAATCAAGCGTTTGAGTTAAGAGATGCAGAACAAAAAGCTGCAATAGAGTCGTTGCAAAATGACTTTGCTCTACAAACAGAAGGCTTATTAGAAATACAAGCACGTAATCAAAAAATACAACAAGAAATGTCAAGGTATCTTGACATATTTAAACGTCACGACTTGACCAGATTAGCGGCAGCTAAACCTGGACTAATACAACCTAGGATAAATAAAGGAACAAAAGATGTATTTGATAGCATTGAAGAAGACAGCCGTAACATTGACAGTCTTGATGATGGCTTGCAGTTGCAGCCTGATACCCAGTAATCAACAAGTAGAAGTCATATCCAAGCCTATAGAAAGAACAATAGTTCAACCTATCATGCCCAGAGAAATAGATCTAAAAGATCCATACTGGTATGTGGTGTCAGATAAAAATATAGAAGATTTTTTAATTCAAATAGAAAAAGATCAAGGGCAGGTGGTATTTGTTGCTATGTCAGTACCAGATTATGAATTGATGGCCTATAACATGCAGGAATTAAAACGTTATATTAATGAGCTTAAAGAAGTTGTTGTCTATTATAGAAAAGTAACAGTTAGCAAAAACGATAATTAATCTGTTAAAATCAATGAACCATTAATATTCAAGGGAGGATAATATGGATTTTATAAGCAATATGGTGATGTGGGTAACAGCAATTGTAACTGCTAGTTCAATTATAGCTGCAGTCACTCCAACACCTAAAGACGATGCTTGGATTGGTAAACTATATAAATTTATAGATTTACTTGCGTTAAACATTCTTAAGGCTAAGGATAAATAATGTCTAATGCACCAGACGCGTTTGTATATAACGCGACTTTGGAACGAATAGTCGATGGTGACACCTTCGACTGTTCGCTTGATCTTGGCTTTGATGTCAAGCTTCATAAACAAAGGGTTCGACTGGCTGGAATTGATACGCCAGAGTCAAGAACAAGAGACTTGGCTGAAAAAAAATTAGGATTAGCGGCAAAGGAAAGACTAAAAGAACTTTGTTGTGGTAAATTAAAAGTTAAATCACTAGGAAAAGGTAAATATGGCAGGATACTTGGCATCCCTTATACAGAAGATGGTAAAGATATTTGCCAAATCCTCATCGAAGAAGGACACGCAGTTGAATACCATGGTGGTAAAAAAGCAAAAATTTGGGGAGATTATTAACATGAACATATCTCAAGAAGGATTATCTCTAATTAAAAAATTTGAAGGTTGTGAATTAGAGGCCTACAAGTGCGCAGCAGGAGTCTTGACAATAGGATATGGTTCAACCAAAGGCGTTAAAGAAGGCGACACTATTACCCAGGAAGAAGCAGATAACTTGCTTTTACACGAAATGGAAGAGTATGAAGGTTATGTAAAAGATGCAGTAACTGTTGATTTAAAACAAAATCAATTTGATGCTTTAGTAAGTTGGGTATTTAATTTAGGTCCAGCTAACTTAAAAGCTTCTACTATGTTAAAAGTATTAAATAATAAAGAATTTGATGATGTTCCAGCACAAATAAAACGTTGGAATAAAGCAGGTGGTAAGGTTTTACAAGGACTTATCAGAAGAAGAGAAGCAGAAGCCCTTTTATTTGAAGGCAAAGAATGGCATGAGGTGTAACTAATGCCACTTAGCAAAATTGTATTTAAACCAGGCATTTATAGAGAAGGAACGGAATACGATAATGCAGGCGGTTGGTTTGACGTAAATCTTGTACGTTTTAGAAAAGGAAGACCAGAAAAATTTGGCGGTTGGTCAAAAGATAGTTCTAATAGTTTTTTAGGAACTGCCAGAGCCTTACATGCTTGGAACTCTTTAGGAGGTACAAAGTACCTAGGAGTAGGAA